ATTTATTGATACTTTATGAATTAGATTTCGTCATGGCATTCCCTTTATCGTCATAGAAGGCAAGGACTTTACTTTCATCACAGTCCAAACACCAATGTCCATCGATGGCGTATAACCTTATGACATGGTTTGCTGGTGGATAGAAACTCTTGCAATATGTGTGATAGTGATAATTGTTGAGAAGACTGGTATTGGTGTATATTTCTTCATTACCAGACGCACATATTCTTGCAATGGTTTGCAATTCTGCCGCATCGAAGTATTTATAGAATGTCAACACCAGGAATGGGTAGTTAGCAGCTAAAGGCAGATAGATGTTCTGGCCAATAGAGCTATAAGGAATGCCAATTGCTGCTCCTTTTGTTGGGTCAATAACCTCTTCTACTTCTGCTTCTTGATATGGCATATACCAAACAGCTGCTTTGACTGTCCCGGAAAAGTTTCCATCGACGGCGTCCAGAGCACCCGTTTCAGGGTTGATACTGATTTTATTATCGATTTTACCCGCCGCGTTGGTAAACTTCACTTTATCCGCAATAAGCCTAATCTCGCGGTTGTTCCCCTTGATGTTGATTCCGACAGTACCCAGTGCATTCCGGATTCCCAGATCAATGTTGTCAGCCTTGATGTCAAGTTTGGCGATACTTGCGGAAACATCCTGTGTTAGCCGGACATTCCAGATGGCGAAATCTTTGCCGGTAATACGCACTTCAGTAATACTACTGTCCCATGCGTCGAGCGTCGAGGTGAAGAACCCATCGCCAACATCATTCAGGGTGGCCGTTACCTTGGACACCGTTGTGATAGTTTCCGTCGAACCTGAGGTCGTGACACTCCGATACTCAATGATGATAGTGTTTGTCCCATGGGAATGATAGCTGAACGACAGCACTACAGGAATGCCATCAGAAGGCGTTTTCGCAAAGCTGCTGACCAACTGACGGGCTGTACCGCCATTGAAATAAAGCGCCATGGTACCCAAGATAGACACCAAATGACAGCTGTTGAATGCAGACATACCCAGCAGGGCGCCGCCCCCCGATATATAATTACTGCCGACGCGGACCAAGTTGTAAGCATTATCATATTGCCAGAACAAACCACCCTTCGAGAAATCACCATTGTTCAAGAAATTATCCGTACGCTCCGCAGATTTCACTTGGAGTGTGATACGATCGGAGAGCTGCTTGATGTCTGAAGCATTTTTCTCAACTCCACCTTCCGTCTCGCTGACGCGCTGATGAATCTCTCGTGACGATTGCTGCACTTGTGCCAGGTTCTCGCAGGGAGTCAGTTCACCGTTATTGTTGACATAATAGAAGCTGCGGGCAACGTCAGTAATGACCCCGTTCTTGATCTCCGAATAGGCATCATCAAGATAGTTAACGCCAAACTGGATAACCACCTTGCCGACATTCGCATTATCCACCATGATGTTAGCAGAAACCGAACCGGTTTGCGGTTTGCCACTGGTCAGCGAGTTCACCCATAGCTGTTTCTTGGATTGGTCATAGCCGGCTACACAATTATCTCCAGTGATATTTACAAGCGAATAGCCGTTATTTGGTAGCAGGTCCGGACCATGCCAGACCTGAATGGAAACTATTTGGTCGTCGGTATCCACCGCACCCCCGCCTATAGGCTGATTAAAAATCAACACCGATGGAGTGGCCACTATCGTATAAGCATCTTCGCCTGGGTCACCTTTCACGCTGTCCCCTTTTTCACCTTTACCGCCTTTTACTGACAGTTGCCATACCGTGGGGTCAGTACCAGGCGCGACGCCCTGTGTCACATCTTTACCGATGTGCAGCCAAAGCGATGTGCTGCCGTCGGCTGCAGTGTAGGATACACGGTCGTAGTAATAGAACTTAGTCTTTTCGTTATAATCGCCGCGATCAACCGGAATGCGATAGAATGTTCCGTCGTAAGTCTCCAGGTGGAATTCCTTGGCATAAAAAACATCCCCCGACATAGGACACAGAGCCGTAAAGCGATGCCCGTTCAAAGTGAATGGCGAACACTCATGACCATCTTTATCGACTGTCGAACCAATGCCCATGAATTCCTCTATTCCAGGACCGTAAGGACCAACGACAGTGAGCGATATCATGTGCTGACGCTGACTGTCAGTCTGACTACCTTCCTGAACGATATGGTCACCCGTTGCCGGCAGATCATTCAACTGAGCAAGACGCGCAGGCAGTTCCTCTTCCGTGAAGGCTATGCGTGCCCAGTCATCAAGCGTAGTCATCTTTCCTACACACGACTTCATGATGCCGGTGTCTTCGTCCATCAGCCCTACAAAATCCTCATCCGAAAGGTCGATGTAATGATAACGCTTGCCATCACTCAGCGCCTCGGTACCAACGTTGACAACCAATCGCCAATAGAGGCGGTTGGTGACATTCTTCCACACCTTGGTACCAATACCCAACATACTGCCAAAGAACCGTGCGAATTTATCGCCCAATTTCAAACGGGTGAAGGATTCCTGAAGGGCTTTGTCCAGATTGAATGTCTGGCAATGCGCCTGGTCGCCAACATGCCAACTGTTGACAGTTGCTTCGCCATTCTGTTCTGCCACCTCATAGCAGCGATAAGCCACGATGCCATCACCTGCGTCCTGAGACTGATCCGTGACGTAGGAACCCTCAGCGTTACGATACACCGGCTTCACCTCAGCCACCACCATGGAGGCAGCCGTCAGCCGACGGTTACCAGTGGAATAAGTAATCCTATCGACACGCAGTTCGTTGATGAGCATCTTTCCCAGAACCACCAGGTCTTCTATCTGCATCATATACCGCCCATTGTCCTGACGATGAATAGAAAAGCCTGCAGTACCAGGCTGGTAATCGCTGGAACGCATCAGGTTTGTAATTACACCAGAGAGGAAGGTGGCCAGTCGCTGGAACGAAATTTCAGAGGTGACTGTGTTAATGGACGCGGTGTCAGTACTCAGATGGTCGGTTTCTAACGCGTCACGGATATAAGCCAGGTCGATAGTCAGCAAATATTTATCATCCTCGTCACGCTCGATGGCCCAGCCTTTTGACAGCGGATTAAACACCAGCGAACGGATGGTATCGAGTATCGCATCACCTTCAGCTGTGATACCATACCCATTTTCACCCAAAAGGATTCCCTCTAAGAAGGTGATGACTTTCTTGGCGGCATCGGCCACATCTTTACGCAGGATATTATCCCACGACAGTTGGTTCAGGAAGTCGAGGTTGGGGTGCATGTGGCCAATACCTCCTTGTCCGTCATACTGTGCCAGTATCTGCTCGATGAAATAGGCAAAGACGGCTCCCAGAGTGGTAGCGTTCCAGTCTTGGCTGTAAGGGTCCTGAACGGGGAAGAGAGCCCCACTGCTAAGCTGGAGTCTTGGGAACTCAACCAGCCGTGGGGCGATCGTAAAAGACCCTACGTCGGGCACCTCGATATCGACTATGCCAGTAGGCTGGTCGGTTCGGGGTAGGTTAAGGTAAGGCTTTGCGTCGGCATAGCGATAGGTGAAGGTGTATTGCGAAGGCAGTTCCTGTGCCTTATAGTTTACGTCGCTTTCCGTCACAACAATCTGACGGACGTAATCGTCGAGATAGATATATTTTCGGAGACTGGGGAAAAAGTCCAGCAGCCACAGACGCTCCTTTTTGTCCAGGCGTCCTGTATTCTTTTTGTATTTACGTTCTGTGTCAACGCGGTATTCCTGGGAAACCTCTTCAATCTCTACCAGGTTATGGTTATGCTGGGCATCGAGGTCGAGCGAACCATAGGCACGGAAGGTGTCGATGCCACCTAATGAGTTTTCAAACAGAATCCATTGTTCCTGTTCTGAGCGCATACTGTTGGCATAATAACGCTGGATGTAGGTCAGTCGCTGACCACTGCCATTCTCTACCCACACATCGTAATAGGACGGCAATTCGTTAACCTTGCCGGCAATGACGGCATAGCCTACAGGAATGGTGTAGGCCTGACCTGCGGGAATGGTGGCCAGTGTGAGGGCCTGTGTAGGGAGTGACGATGACGCGGCAAAGTGGACTTCACATTTGACGGTGGCTGCCACTGTTGCATAGTAGGTGAGGAACTCCGGAGAGTAATAGGTGACGGGCTTCAGGTTAGGCTGCCACGTCAGGAAATTGTTGGTCAGGAAATTCTCGGCGGTGTCAGCCAGACGATCAACACCAGCACGCAGGGCAGTGAAGGTGACTGTCTCGGTTTCGCCTGAGGTAACCCCCTTTAGGGTAATGACGAAGGTTTTAACGATGTCCGTCTGCTGATAGGGTGTTGATATATTCTGCAGATGGAAGGTGAACTGCGGGAAAACGATATCGTACAGATCAACCTCCATCAGGTTTTGTGCATTTGGCGAATAAACACGCTGCACAAGATAGCCGGCAGCGCCCTGTATCCGGACTGCGAAAGACACGTCTTCGTCTGTATTGACTATGAGGTGTCTGAGATTGCCTGCCAGTGAGAGGCTTTCGGGCTGAAGGTTTATATTCATTGTTCTTTTATTTTTAAGCAAAGATACGACTATTCATAGGAAACGAAAAGGACACGGTTTCAGGTCAGTTATGAACACACTCCAACCAGATCTTTACCCGCCTATAGACTCCTTTATACCATATTCCGGCCATGCCGTCGTGCCACAGTCCCTGATACTCGTAACTGATGAGCTGGTATGTAGTCTGTTCGCCAAAGGGCTGACCTACCAATTCCGCGCTGGGAAGGGGAGGGTAAACAACCGAATGGAATTCACCGTCGCTATGATAAGGAGAATCCTCTTCGCCCGAACCGGTGCCATTCCACCATTCTATCGTCTCCGTTTCTTCGCGCGATTGCCAATGGTATTCTGCGGTCATCATGGGCAGCATCTGGGTAACAGTGGCCGCCTGTGACGGATTATCGACCACCGACAGCGTGAGCAGTGATGTTTCCATCGGTTCGTCTTTGCCTCCCAACGTGAACTTCAGCTTGTCGAGCAAGAACTCTTCACTGCGAATGCAGACTTTCCTAACGGTGGGTATGTTCATTTTCTCATGATCCGACAACAACAGCTTCACCTTCACTTCGTTGAGCGAATTGCGTCGTAGCAGATCCATGGGGCGGTAGAACTTCTCGAAGATGCCGTCATCGCCCCAGTAAAACAGACTGTAGTCGAAGATTTTAGGATAGCCGCGTGTGTTCATATACGAACCGCGTGCATATAAACCTGCCCCCCAATAATAGAGATTGTAGGCGGATATGCTGCCTGCGGTTCCTGCAATCTTGGAACCGGTGTGCGTAAAGGCAAGGATACAGGGACTGTTCGTTTTTCCTGTCCCGTCAGCGGAACCACTGTTACCTTCCGTGTCCACATTGGTCAGTTTCAGCTTGCTGTGCCTGGTCACGTATTCGCCTATATACAGGTAGTAGCCCAGACCCCGTTCCTGATCGCCTTCAGGGTCGCTTTCCGGTGCTTCGTACAGATGACTCAGGATGCGGTATTCGGGCTGCATATCAGGAACAGATACTTCCTCCACGGTCTCTTCATCGCCGGTGTCATAGTCCATGGAGCTTTCAGCCACCTTTGTCTCTATCTGCTGCCATCCCTTCTGTCCTCTTTTATAAAATGCTCCGTCCACCCAACAGAACACCGCTGTTTCATGATCTGCCAGCAGATCCTTGATGTTGTCGTAACTGTCTTCAGCTTCTGTTTCTACCTTGTATTCCGACGTGAGTTTAATGCGCTTAAAGTCCTTCTGCGATTTGAAAGCGAATGCGGGTTCGGCTGTCATTTTCTGTGTGAGGTCTGCGGCTGATGGGAGCGATAGCGCATCCTTCAGGAATACCACATCAACAGTCATGTTTTTTTCGTCGGCCACGAATTCACAGCAGAATTTCTTACGGAAGACGGCGAGGAAATCCTTACAGGTGATATCAGGCACCAGGTCGGCTTTCAGAATATAGCCATTCACAATCGTGTCGATGCAGTTATTAATGATGGCCATCTTAGCGAAGGCTTCCGTCTGGGTGAAGAAATTGTCGAGCAGGGTATAGCCGAAATGCGAGAATACGTCTTTCAACACACGGACCGCCCGTATGAACGGTGACATATAGTAGCCTGGCTTCAGGTTGATAGGATTGCCGTCCACATATTCCATGGTGTCGTTCTCGGCTTCGAAGATAGGCGTTTCGTTTTCATAAAAAAGCAGAGGGGCTGTCTTGGATGGCATGGGGACACCCTGTTGCGCATCGGTTGGGATATAGACAGTGAACTTGCATCCGTAGTTATTCAGGATTTTATAGTTCCAGCCGTAGTCTATATTGGAGTCGTCGGTGAGCAGTACCGGAAAGATGGTGTAATCCGGATTGTCATTGTTGACAAGTGTTTTGCACCAGGCTATGCAGGATGCCACCGTATTGCCGGCTGCAGCAATTCGTTCGTCGCCATAGATGTCACGCAGTTTGATATTGCCGATACGCGAATACAGGCTGCCATCGTTCATATAGAAGGATGTACTGATACTTCCGTGACGGGTCGCTGAAAGTACAGCCTGCCGACACTGAGCGTAGAATTCGCCATCCTGAATGACGGCATTCTTCATGATAGCCTTGCGCTTCATGCCGAAAGCCTCCGGATGACCTAAGATGCGACAGTTGTGTGGAGAGGCTGGTATGTCAACGGGGACTGTCTGTTCGCCGTAATCATTGAAAAAAGGATTCGTGCGCTCTACTGACAGTTTCGTGCCAGGTGTGAGCTGCAAAGGCTCATTGGTTTCTGTATTTATAATTTTCATTTGCTTCCGATGTTACGTGACTGTTGCAATAACTTATTCTGACGGTCTATATCGTCGAGTGTTACGGTGGCCGGTATGCCTCGCTGCTCCATGAGCTCGATAGCTGCTACAAAACGCTCGATGAGGGCGGGGGAGAGTTGTGAGTTGAGCGTTGAGAGCTGGGCGATGGAAGTTGAGGGGGAGAGAGAGCCACCTTGGGCGAAGCCTTGGCGCTGGAGCATGATTTTATTAAGGTCGAGTGTTCGGATGGTACCAGCACGCTGAGCGCGATCGAGCACATCGAGCAGGGGGCGTACGGTCGGGTTCTCGACAGCGGCATTACTGGCTATCCACTCCTTGGACTGACCCGCAGGACCTTCGCCCACGATGACGGTAGGCCGGTCAACGAACCCGCGTCGGTTGGGGTCGTATTTCGCATGGAACATCCGTCCGTCCTGCTCGCGTTCCACGTCGAGATATCCGCCTTCCTCTTTACCGGTTGCCACACGTGCACCCGCAGTAGAGGATGAGGAACCGCCGCCCTTGAGGGTCATGCGCTTCACCTTTTCCCGTTCAGCATTGGCAGCAACCAGCTGTGCTATACCGGTGACACCCATCAGTGCAGCAGCGATGCTTCCGGCAATAGGTCCCAGATCGGCATAAGCCTTCATGATAGAGGTGGCCGTGTCAGCTATAATCTGCGAGGCTTTAATGGCAAAGTTAACGTCCGCATATTTCTTCTGTATCTCCAGCTGTTCCTGAGCTTTCTTCTCTTCCAGTTTGGTAGTATCCTTACCGGCTTTGCGTGCTGCCTCGATTTCGGCATCGTACTTGGCATCGACATTCGCCATTTCCGCATCCTGCAGAGCACTGACGGCATTGGAGAATAGACCGTGGTAGTAGTCGAAAGACTCCTGCCACTTCTGCATCTTCATCTGCTTTTTGGCTTCCTCATATTCCGTTTCGGAAAGCAGTCCCTGTTCGTGCTGCATCTCCAGCTGCTCCATTTCAGCCTCGAAGAGTTCCTGCTGACTGACGATTCCGTACTGCTCCTTAATCTGCAACAGGCGCTGCTGGTGTTCGCGTTCCAGGTTCTCGATAGCCTGGTTTTTCTCTTCCGGTGAGAGCTCGGTGTTGCTGTTGATTTCGTCGATGGCGTATTGCTTCTCTTCCTGAATGGTGGTAATACCAGCAGAGGAACGTGCACGGAAATGACGTTCGGAATCCGATTTAACCCATTCGTCATTCAGTTTCTTGATGGCAGCAGCATAGGCTTCCACGATACCCATTACGCTTTCGCCATTCTCCTTTGCATAAGAAAGCGAAGCTTCGTAATAAGCCTTCAGAACCTTCAGCTGAGCGTCACGATCGGCTTTCTCCTTGTCGGCTGCAGACATACCGGCATTTTCCAGATGCTGCATATTCTTCTGGTAGTCTTCAAAAGCCTTGAGCCTTGCCTTGTCGAAGTTGCTTTCTGCAATACGGACTTTATCCTGATACTCTTTTACAAGATTTTGCTTCCTGCTGGTATCATTCAGTGTTAGCGATTCGGATTCCTTTGCGTATTTACGTTCTATCTCCAGCACGCACTGTGCGTGTTCGGTAGCCTGAGAAAGCGTAATAGTATCGTATTCCTGCTGGGTGATATTCTTTTTCGCCAACTGTTCCCTCCACAGGCCTTGAATACGCTCGAAGTGCTGCTGCTCGATAGAAAGCTCTTCCTGACGGTTGCGCTTCAGTTCGTCGATAGCCTTTCTGTCCGCTTCCCGCTTTTTCTGATCATCACTCGAGGTACCTGTCTTACCGACTGGAGATTTGGGGTCGGTCGGGTCTTTTCGGTGACCCATGACAACCACTTCGTCCAGTTCGTTGACAGGCTTCCCTTGCTGAACAGACGGGGCAACGATTTTTCCGTTTTCAATTTCCTCAAACCCATCCTTAAACGCATTGGCTATTCCCTTTCCCATCGCCTTTGCGTGCTCAATTTCTCTCTCAAAAGACTTCCAGGTATCTACCCAAAGACCGGCATATCCCTCCTTGATCATACTGAAGTTTTTCGTAAAGACGCCTTCTACGATCTTCCCGAGGTTCACCATGCCTTTTCCTACCATTCTGACCGCTTCGTAGGCTGTCTTGGTTACGAACACAATAACCGACCATACCGTCTTCAGGGCGACAACCATGTCGTTAAGTCCCCGTCTGACAATCTTGGAAGAGTTATACATGTCGGTAAACTTCGAAACGGCCCCCTTGACTACTTTTACAAGCGTGCCTAAGAATTTCAGGGCATATACCTGTAAGGTGGTCCACATGGTGGTGCCGGCCTCCTGGAGAGGCAACAGTTGTTCGCCCAGTTCCCGTTGTGCGTTCTGAACGCTGGTAATAGCCTGTTGCTCCCGTTCTGCAGCACTCTCGTAATGCTCTCCGGTTTCCTGTAGTTGCTGGTCGATGATACGTCCCACGGCGGTAGCCATATCTCCGCCCTTTTTCATCTCCTCGGTGATTTGCGCTGCAGAGATTCCCAGGTTATCAAGTATCTGTTTCGACTGTCGGCCTAAACCCCTGATGATGCTTTCTGTCAGGTAATCGACTGACTGTCCGGTCTGCTGGGCCTTTAGTTGTGCGAATTCCAGGTATTTGCCCAACTGATCCAGAGGTAATCGGAAGTCTTTTGCCCTGACAGCTGCTTTCATCAGCTCTATATCGTTGACGGTTCCGTGTGTGGCTTTGCGGAGGTTGTCGAGTAGGTTCGGCTGGTTCAGCTGGTCAAAGGCATGACGGATACCGTCACTCGTCTTCGCCATCTCGATGCCTTCATCAACGAGTTCATGTATTTTTCCGATAGCAGAACTGACAAGACCGATGAGGGTGCTGACCAGTCCGGTAACAGCACCGATAACACCAGAGCCCATCATAAATCCTAAACTGTTCTTAGAGAAGAAAATTTCTTTCAGGCTCATGGCTTTCCCGTTGAGTTCGCTCATGCGCCCTTTCACTTTCTCCAACCTCTTCTCAAGGTCTGTATAGGCTTCAGGGTGCAGAGACTTCGAGGTGTTATCCATTTGCCGCTGCAACTGTTTGGCTTCTTTCCGAAGCTGAGCCATGGTGAGGTTGTTGACGTTTATCTTTTTCGTGTACTCAGCTACAGCCTTCGAATTTGCGTTAATCTGTTTTCTCGTGTCATTGTACTGCTTCTGGAGATTCTTGTAATAGTCGGACTCCTTTTGCCCTGCTTTTTCCAGATCAACCATTTGCTTCAGACGCGCTGCATTCTCTTCACGTAACTTTTTCGAGGATTTCTCCAACTCGTGAATCGCCTGCTGAGCTTTTTCGCTCTCCGCGTCGATGATAAGGCTTACCCTGTCTTGTGAAACGTTTTTTGCCATAAAAAATAGATATTCTTGTTATGATGCAAAAATATCTATTCTAAACGTATTAAGAAAGGACAATGTTAATGCCCTCCTGATAGCTATTTCGGGTTCAGGGCGTGCTCGAGTTGACTGTGCAGCTGCTGACGTACTTCGTCGGTCAGACCGTAGCGAAGCTCGGGGAACACCTCGTGGTAAAGGATACCCCACACTACCTTATTATATATATTAACACGCTTAGGTTTGCGACTCAGGTCCTG